ATAAATTTAAAAAGTCTTTTCAATGGAAAGTCCTTGAATATGACAGAAAGTATCATGTATGACACAATTATCTAAACACTTCTCACTACAAGAGATGATTAACTCAGGCACAGCTTCAAGACTAGGCTTGGATAACACACCTAATGAAGAACAAATAGAAAACTTAAAAGCTCTTTGTGAAAACATATTAGAACCTTTAAGAGAGTATTATGAGTCAAGACCCATAATGATTACTTCAGGATTTCGTAGTCCTCAGCTTTCAAAAGCTATAGGATCTTCAGAAAATTCACAACATTGTAAAGGCGAAGCTGTTGATTTTGAAATACCAGGTTTTGATAATAGACAAGTTGCTGCACATATTAAAAACAACTTTGACTTTGACCAGCTCATTAGCGAATACTATGAAGATGGTATTCTTGATAGTGGTTGGATTCATGTTAGTTTTAAAAGAGATGGCACTAACAGAAAACAATCTCTGACTAAGAATAAAGGTGAGGGTTACAAGGTATGGCAATAAACAAAGCTAAAATGAAATGCAATTCACCTAAAAGACAAATATCAGGTGGTAAGAAGTTTGTTGTTAAAGCATGTAAAGATGGTAAAGAAAAGATTATTAGATTTGGTGATGCGAATATGAAGATTAGAAAATCAAATCCCAATGCAAGAAAATCATTTAGAGCAAGACACAGATGTGATACTGCTAATGATAAATTTAGTGCAAGATATTGGTCTTGCAAAAACTGGTAACAATAGGAGAAAACTATGCCAATGGTAAATGGAAAAAAATATGCTTATACTAAAAAAGGTAAAGCAGCTGCAAAAAAAGCTAAGAAAAAGAAAAAAGGTAAAAAATAATGCCTTTTAGTAAATACTCAAAGAAACAAAAGAAACTTGCAAGAATAGCACCACCTAGAGATAAAATAACTGGTGCTGACTTTGCTAAGTTAAAGAAGAAAAAAAAGAAAGGTAAAAAATAATGGCAATTAAAAAAGGTTATCACAGAACTAAGTCAGGCAAGATTGCAAAGAAAGGACTTTGGTATAATGTTAATCAAAGAAAGAAAAAAGGTACTAGCAGATCAAAAGCCAAAAGTACAATAAGTGCCAAAGCATACAGAAATTCTTAGGCGTAGTTCTCTTATAGAACTGGGGTGATGGTGGGCAAAAAGAAAACTTGGAATAAATCTAAATTAAATATGAAATGTGGTGAATGCCATATTTGTAAGAAAGAACACTATTCTGAGATAGGTGGTTGGATTATAAATGCTGAAAAGAAATTATTTTGCGAAACTCATACAGAGGGTAAAGAGAGTTGCTTTGATGAGTATATAAAAAGAAAAACTATTCCTTTTAATGATTGGTAAATACTAGGTAGCAATCAGGGGAATACTGCATACAGCATTGATTGCCACCAAGCATTAACCTTGCCAAAACTTCTTAGCGTCTTCTAAATAATCAGGATCTAAATCATTTTTCCAAAAGAAATGACTAAAATCAGGTTGAATATAATCCTTAATTACTTTAGGATTGTCTGAAATTTTCAAAAGATTTTGTCTAACTTTACACTTCTGTTTAAAAGACTCTAACCTAGACATCATACTTTCAGGTTGTAAAGTTTCGCAGTTGTCCTTATGAAAAACTTTGAAAGTATCTTCATTAATATAACAAACATAAATAGGTAAGCCAGTAGCATAATAGTAAAAATCTACTTGAGTCTGATTGGTTTCCGGTAAAGTTTCAGGTAGCTTAGTTGTTAGCCAAGACCTTGTTCCATCTTTCTTTGGTCTTCCTCTTCTTGGAAACTTACATTTATCCTCAATAATCATTTTACCTTTTAAGTCTGCATAACCATGAACAGGTATATTAATACCCTCAAAGATTTTAAAGCATTCTATTTCAGGTTTGCATTCATCATATCCTGGAATACTTTGATGTGCTGCATGACCATTAGCAATCATCTTCTCAACTATAGTAGAAAAGTGATTAAAAGCATCAATCTCTTTAGGATCAGGTATTAAAGTATTTAATTTATTATTGACCGGTGTAAACATTATATTCTTTTTTAAAAGTTTCATAATCTCTACCTAAACTCTCAACCATTTTCATAGTTCTATATTCTTTAGGAAAGTTTGTAGCTTTCTCATATTTTTGAACTTGTTGAAATGTTACATTAATAGATTGAGCTACTTGGCTTTGACTTTTGTTTGCTCTTCTTCTTGCATCTCTTAATGCTTTACCTAGTCTTTGATAGAATTGTTTTTCGCTTTCGTTAAATTGTTCCTTTTCCATGTTTCCTTTCATTAAAGACAAAGATACCCTAACCCTAAAACACAACTTTTAACTGTAAACTAGAACTATGTGCTTATTCTAGTTTGTTTCTGTTTTAACTCCATGATCTTTTCAGCAACTTGTGGAAGTCTAGCTTTGTTTTTTAAATATAAAGTTTTATATTTATACATTCTCTGCACTAGCTTCTCCTCCCTTGCTTGTAGATCCTTGAGTTGTTTTGGTTCTACTGTCATTGTTTATATCGCTTGTCGGTTTAATTTTCGCACTAAGGAAACGCTGACTTGCGATATTTACTTTTGCGTCATCTTTAGGCGATTTCTGATTGTGTGCTTTTTGTGTAGCTTCTTCTATTGTAGCACCATCAAAAATTTCTTTAAATTCAACATTCATTTCTATTAAACTTGTTTTTTCAACTTTAATCATAATAGTTTTCTTGAAGTTTTCTTTTATTAATATTGTATTTATTGATTAGTTTTATAGCTAAATCGTACTTACCTTTTTCTCTACATTTCTTTAAGATTGATAATATTTTAAAAGTCTTATTAGTCGTTGAGTTCAATGTTCCTCCTGTAACCATTTAGCTTTTTAAGTTCGTTTCTTTTTACTAATCTATCTACCAATACAGTTATAGAATTTTTAGATCTATAATTTAAACCATCCGTCATTTCTTGAAATGTTGGATAGTATTTGTTCTTTTTGACATATTTTCTAATAAAATTCAATAGTTTTAACATTACTGGTGTCATAGGTACTTTATTTGTCATTTTCCATTTCCTTTATTTTTAATCTTCTATTTAATTCGTTATAACCATTAACATCATCGTAAGTATCTTTTTTATATGTTGGGTTACTAATTGTTCTCCAAATCTTAACAAACTGCATAAAGCAACCAAAAATATTGTTAGGAACTCTTACTTTATATCCATTATGTGCAGCTAAAATACCCTCCAGAATACCTTTCATAGCAAAAGAAGTGTTATCAAAACTTCCATACTGAGCTTGTTTATCGTTTAATAATTTTTCTAATTCTTTAGTTAATTTATTTAAGTGTGTAATTTTATCTGACATTGTTTCCTTTTTTATCTTTGCAGTAATAAAGAAAAACTCTATTACCTTTATAAGTTATTGTGCTTTTTTCTGTACTCAATACGGCTACTTTTTTTATCGCTTCATTACAAAATACCTTTGGAGCAGTAACTGATAGTGTTGCTTCAGCTACTGATCCATTAACAAGGTGCATTATGATGACTATTACATTCATTAGAATGATAATTTTTCTTCCTTATTAGGTGCTTTAACACCAGGTTCGTTGGCATAACCTGAAATATTTGGTTTATCAGATTTATCATTTAACCAACCTACAAGAGCTTTCTTACCACCAATTTCTACATCAGTTATATCTCCTGTAAATTTGCCTTCATCACCTTTAAACAAAACTCCTACTTGTTTAAACAATCTAACAAACTTAGTATTGCCATCTTTTGAAGTTCCTTTACTAGCTAGGATAGTTCCTTTAACTCCATTAGCTAATTTCATATTACCTGAAAAATCTATTTTAACAGACATTTCATGGTTGGGATCATAAGGAAATAATACCCAATCTTTTTCTTTACCAGTTTTTTGCATTTTGTCCTCCGTTGGTTTTTATGCTTTTCTGTTTACTTTTAAATGACTCCTTGATTGTGTCATTTTCCTTTTCCCAATCTGAATAAAGTTTATTCAACTTTGTTTCTGTCGTTTGTTGATTAATTTTATCTTTGATTGAAACTTGTGATTTGCTCTGACCTTGACTTAATAAAGCAACTGTTAATTCATCTGCACTTGCATATTCTGAACCATGTAATCCGAATGCAGCTAAACATCTTCCTAAAGCTGAACTAGCACAATTCTCAACTGCACTTGTTTTATTTATAAAAGATGCGTTTCTAAATTCTTCTGCATGACCGGAAGCATAAGGTTGATCAGCTATATATAAAGTTGTTTTTATAATAACTCTCTCCGTATCATGGAATAATAATGCTTCATCTATTTTAGACTCAGGAAAGTATTTTTTTAAATGCCTGTGTCTTTCAGCAACTGTAGAATATGCTTTACCTTTAATACTTACTGTAGGTACAATTTTTAAATTCTTGATACATTCAGCGTATCTTTCTTTAAAAGAACCTTTAGAAGTTTCTTCTCTAGTTGATGGTTTCGTCTTTGTCTTGGGTGTTGTTTGGTTCATTGGTTTCCTTTTCTTTTATTATTTTCTCTAATTCAATAACTCTATTCTTTAATTTCTTTTCACTAAATTTAAGATTATTGATTTCTAAGTGTAACTTACCATTCATCATTTGATGAGTTTGGTTTATTCTTCTAGCTTCATCTAAATCTCTTTTTAAATGCTCTAGCTCCATTTTTATTGGGTTATATCCTAGATCTGCCATTACTTACCTTTCTTACAGTTTTCTTTACTTATGTTGTCGCCATTGTTTTCTACAATCCAAACATAACTCCATTCTTGATGACCTGGAGTACATTTTTTGCCAATCTTAACTGAGTGGCTGCAACCAACTAAAATTAAAAACATTATACCTATTAATATTGATTTCACTTTTTGCCTTTCATTACTTCTTTTACTGTTAATTTATGAACAATCATATCTTGGATAGCAGTTCCTACTATTCCACCAAAAATCATCTTCATATTAGGGGGGAGTTTTTTTCTCTGTTCTGCGTTAAGAACACAATAGTCGTAAAACCATTGATCAACTGGCTTATTAATTTGAGAGGGAGATAAGTGTGTTGCAGAGAAGCAACCCCCCTCTTCTATCCCTTTCCATTCTTTTCCGATTTTCATCAGCATTGATTTGTTTTAATCTTTTATACAAAGTATGTCAATACCCTATACAAATAATTTGCAATTATTATATAAACAATTATAAACAAATCATTAATGCTTAAATTATTAGATTTATTTAGTGGTATTGGTGGTTTTTCACTAGGTATGGAAGCTACAAAACAAATCAAAACCATTGGATTTGTAGAAAAGGATAAATTCTGTCAAAAAGTATTAAATAAAAATTTTAAAAATATACCTATAGAGGAGGATATAAGAAATGTTAAAGGACAAAGATACACAGCCGACATTATTTCAGGAGGATTTCCCTGCCAACCATTCTCAATCGCAGGAAAAAGAAGAGGAACAGATGATGACCGATATTTATGGGATGAAACTATTAGAGTTGTCAGAGAGTGCAAACCAAAATGGTTCGTTGGCGAAAATGTTGAGGGTCTTATTAACATCTCCAATGGTGAAGTGTTGCAACAGATACAAAAAGATTTGGAAAAAGAAAATTTCCAAGTCCAATGTCTTATTATTCCAGCTTCAGGCATCGGTGCTTGGCATCAAAGAAAGAGAGTTTGGATCATCGGATGCAATATATCCAACTCCAACTCAAGACTCAGCATCAGAGAGAACAAAGAAATACAAACAAGGGGGAACACCATTAACAGTAGCAGTAAGGATGTTTCCAACTCCAACAGTAGGTTGCGAAGAGGGAGGGGAACAGAGCAAGAGAGTAGAACAAACCAAATCT